GGAAACCGAAATGGCTACTACACAAGAAAAGATTGAAGCGGTCAAGATTGCGGCGGAAGTTGTAAATGATCAAGACCGGGTGGAGGTAACACAAATCGTTGAGGCCGTCAAGGAGATTATCAAACAAACGGAGCAAACACAAAAGTAAAATAAATTCTGTACCCCTTGCTACAAAATGGCAGGGGATTTAATTTTTGGGTTAAGGGTTGACAGGGATCGATCCCTATGGTAATAATTCTGTGGGTGATCTCAATAGGTACCATAGAGAAATTTCTATGCTAGAACCCTTGCCTTTTGCGAGAGATCAGGTTATTATAGGTATATACCAAAGGTTGAGGAAACCACAAATGGAAATCGAATTTCACACTTTAGACCTTGCTAAACCAATTGTAGAAGATGCTGACAATGGACAGGATCCAGTAGAGGTAGCAGTAGTAGTCGAGATCCCGGATCCAGAAGAATCTAGCCTCGATAGTTTATTTTTCCCTGACACAGAGGAATTTGAGACAATCGATATTGTAGCAGATCCCGCCTAGACTGTCAAGCCCCTAGCCATACAAAGTTAGAGGCACAACCATAGCAAAACCTCTATGGTCCGATCACAGGGATTGCTTGACAGGTACCCGTCGATCGCCTATAATAGGTACAGACAGAAACAAAAAAGGTAATCACAATGACACGAATCGAACAGCTACTACAAAAGGCACGGGCAACGGTACAAGCAAGTGAAGCCCATGAGGTCAAAAGACAAGCGCTAAAGGTGGAGGTAGACACGCTAGCAACCAAGATTGATAAAATGGTCAAATCCCTAGAACTGACCACAGAAGAAAAAGCCCTACTGGAATTCCCCGAAAACAAATAACCGGACCCACACCACAGGCTACCCTAACCAGGTAGCTTTTTTACCCGTTACATCACTCTATGGTTATAAACTGATTATCGACTTTGGGGAATATTGCGATATAGCTATATAGCTATTTAATCCCAACGGTAACAGGATCGATCGTACCCCCAAACCCATACCCGGACCCCTCTCTAATCTCAAAGTGCAAGTGGACCCCAAAACTGTGCCCGGTGTCCCCCTCAACTCCAATCTGTTGCCCCTTCTGTACTTGTTGCCCTTTAGAGACAGATACCGATTGCATATGGGCGTATCTGTGGGTATACATTTTTCCGTTAAACATGGTTTGGATGTCTACTAGATTTCCGTACCCACCTCCACAGGAATGATCACCTACTCTACAAATATTCTCAACATCTGTCACTACCCCAGAATTGGCGGCTAGGATCTTGTTATTACCTCCAGCCCAATCTTGCCCTGCATGTCTACGCGCCCCCCTCTGTTCACCGTATGGGGCAGTCATTACGGATCCTGGGTAGGGGTGTGCCCAATCTGTACCTGTTGGGGCGATCGTTCCGGTCCCTGTTGCATTACCCCCAGACATTGCCTGAGCTACTGGCACTGCTACCCCTGGCTGGTACAAATTCAAGGCTACCCCAAAACCTACTGGCCCTAAGGTAAACTTAACTGAGTACACCCAAAATTCAGTAGTACCAACCCGTGTAGAGAATTGGATCATATTAGGAATTGTCACCAGATCACAGGGCACAATGGTTAGGTAATCTATACTCCCCACTAAAGCCACATCCAATGGGAAATCTTTAATCCGTGCCACCTCAGATTCCGCAGATACTTGACTAATTACCTTTTCTCCTGTATCAACCTTCCCGGTAGTGACTGCCCCTTTATCACTCGACATTTTACCCTGATTTTGTACAGGGGAGTTTACGACTGAGGATCCAACAGCTTTCGGGGTAGGGGTAGTCTGTTCAGAGTTACCTGTTTTTGGATCCGTCTTCAATGCAGGTTTTTTACCCCATGCCCCCTTAACCCCCTGTTTTCCACCCGGTGTTTGCCCTGATGGTTTACTAGAGATTGTCAACTGCATCACGTCGGTAATACTAACCCTGATCGGTTGCTTGTCTTTTTCCCGGTTAGGTCCGATCGGCTTCATCACTAATTTGGTACCAGAATTATAGATCGTGTACCCTGCTCTGGTAGCCTCTCTTAATAGTAACTGATAGGGTGTCAATCCGTTATTCTCTAGATGCACATAATATAAACCTTCTCCGGTAAAGTCAAGGCTCATACCCGAATCCTTAGCGATCTGGGTTGCTAGTTGTTTTAAAGTTAGGTTGGTTTTAGTGTCAGTTTGCTGGTACTGATTAATACACCACAATGGAGAGATACCAGAAATGGTTAGCACAATCTTACCCGGACTGTCAAGAGAGAAAGTAACCCCCGACAATAGGTAAATATACTCATATAGTAAACCCCCAAACTCACCTACCCTGATATGGATCCGCCCACCCGCTTCTGTTTTCGGGGGTTCTGTGGTGACAACTTCTGGCACTTTTGAGGCGGTAGTGGGAGAGGGTACAGGTTGGCTAGGCACTCCGGATACTGCACCAGCTAGATCACCCGCTGTCAATCTGGTTTCGTACTCTCTCGCATACCCTGCAATTAGTGAATCCTGATCAGACCCGTTTACAATTGCCCGCGCCCCTACATAATCAGACCTGGTACCCCCTACATAATCCCCTAATTTTGCCCCGGTAAAGTTACCATTCTTCATACCGTCCACTAAAATGAACCTCGATAAATCCTGATCCTGTGCTACCAGATCTGGGTTACCTACTAGATCCTTCCCGGTTTTATCCGAATAAAGTTTATAGTTCCGTCTTCCAGTCAGTTGTACATAGCCACGACCTTTGTACTTGACACCATCTCCGGGTTGTGTATTACCCAAATCCGATCGCCCTTCATATTGTGCCCCGGACGCGTACTCAGTTTGGGTCTGGTACCTATCTGATTCATGGTAGGCACTGGCTAGGACATAAGCAATCTGTTTCTTATCCGTTACCCCTTGCTTGATACATTCGGCAATAATCTTATTTTCATGCTCTATTTTATTAGTTGCCTGACCCTGAGAGTTTAACCCACTTGTCCCGGTACTTTGCACTGAGGGGGAAGCTGTGGGGGGAGTATACAATTTCAAACCTAACAGGCGATCTACCAGGTCAATATCATCCCCCGGTACTGTGAACTGACAGGATGATGAATCGGTACCCTGAGTCAGATCCCACGATAAGTCTAGTACCGGGTGATCAGAGTTAAAACCAAATACGAACATAGCCTTCTCGACTTCGGTACTCTCCTCGGTAGGATCAAAAATTAGTACCTGACTCACAGGGTTTAGCATATCGTGGCAACCTTTTATCTAAACTAAAAATGATTATCGACTTTTGAGTTTTTTCTGAAGTCTCTAGTTTTAGATAAAGTAGGTACATCCATGATTACCAAAAATGATCTAGATCGTTGGGGGGTTGAGGTTACGGATGGGTTGACTTTTGACGTGTTCTGTATTATGTGTCAAATCACTGGGCACCTGAATAAAAACACCCAACAGAAACCCACCCAAAAGGACATCGCGATCGTACCCCCAGAGTTACTTATAGAGGTGGCTGATCTGATTAAAGCATGGTAGCATTTTATACCCGTAGTTTATAGACACACCACACATAGACAATGAAATGCAATCACCACAATTTATACCCACTATCGGTACCACACAACCTGATCCGAACCTGACCATTAAGATTTATGACGCTGTAAATAATGGCTCCTTTGCAATCATCCTGGTTGCGGTAGGCGGGTTTATCTACATCAAGCGTACTGCCAAGGAATTTCTTCAGTCACCTTTTGCTAACTCCCTGCTAAACCTGATCAAACAAATCGAGACTAACCAGGAGCACATTGAAAATATAGTCTTGGATGTGGATCGCCTTGACAAAAGTACTGCTGATGTGTTAGCCCTGGTTACCCAATTACAGCAAGAGATTCTAAGGTCAGGGGAACTCAGTACGGCTCAACACACAATGATCATGAAAGAGTTACGCCATGTTCGTGCCCTGATAGATCGTAGAGGATCCAAAAATGTCGATAATCAGTAAGATTGATTTCCTCTCTCACTTCCCCATGTTTGGTGGGATGGATGATGGTACCATTTTATCTGCCATCGAACAGGCTGAATCAGAGTATAGTACCAATCTCCCTAATTGGTTGCCGATTACTCTCAACCTGATCGCCCATATCCTAACAGCCCGGACTATGGGTGTTGCGCAATCAGTAGACCTAATGGGTACCTCAAACGGCTCTAGTAAATTCTCCATGCCTTCCTCTACCTACAACTGGAAAGGTACCAGTTTACAGACTACCCCTTACGGTCAAGAGGTTGCGCGACTTCTCACAGGTACCGTGGGGGGTTGCCTCTTCATCTAATTAGTTTAAGTAAAATCTCAGGTACTTATTTATGACCCGTGCAATCTCTCAAAGCGCTTTTCTGATTACGATCTCTGGGTACTCTGGTAAAATCTTCTTCAGTAATAAATCTGGTGGATCCAAAAAGGCATCCTCTTCTACCTACAATGATGGTTTAGCCCGTGCTAATAAAAAAGTAGTGGGTGCGATGGTTGTGGATGACATTACCCTAGAACGTGCCTTTGATCCCGAAGTAGACCCGGCCTTCATTAAATTCCTCGCTGACTACTGCCAAAAGGATCAGGGTGACTTTGTGATTACTGTACAACCGATCGAGAACTGTACCCAAGCTAACCCGATCGGCTCACCCTTCACATATACCGGGTGTCAGTACCTTGGAGTTGAGGTACCAGATGTTGATCGCTCCTCTGACTCTGTGGCTATGGTCAAATATATGTTTGCCGCCGATGACTTGACAGTAGGGTGATAGTGCGCTAGTGTATTAGGTATCAACTAACTGGTACCTAATATGATTGCTGACTTATTTGCTATGAGGGAGTACGAAAACTTGGGAGATATGTACAACCTGACCCCCAGTGAAATCACATTCCCCCCATACCTACTCAAGGGAGAAGCGAGGGGGCAGATCTTAGAAGTCCTAATGAATGTGCTAGGGGAGAATTGGGCGGACTACTTTTATGCTGAATATGTATGTGCTCTCCTAGGGTGGGGGGAATATGGGTCTAGGCACATGAAGGAACTACAAAATAAATATTGGAATAATCGGGAACTTGCTCTTGATCCACAGTATGGGTTTTTTTGTAATTGGGCGTGTGAGCCTATACCTAATATTCTTTGGGTGTGGTTATGTGACTTCATGCTGAATGTGCCTTTTGTGGAGGTATCAGAGGACGGCAAAACAGTCTGGGTAGGTAAGGCGGGTACAGACTACGGGTGTCCATAAAAACGATTATCGACTTTTCAAAATAATCTCAAGTACCCCCTTCCGGCAACGGATTGGGGTTTCTTATTTAGATTACCCAGCAAGGTACACAAATAGATTCTAAATAGGTACTTGACAGGTACAGGAATAGGGGGTTAATATGTACTCAACACCCAAACAGGCAACCAACAGATGAACCCGACAGTTATTGGATTTAAGCCCCAACGATTCCCCCAAAAATGGTTAGGTAGACAGGTCAAGCTAGAAATCAGACTCAAAGAGATGGATAGGGGGACAGCGATAGATGCCATCAGACAGGTACTCAGAACCACCACCGTTAGGGTACCCGAATAGCTAACCCAAGATTGGTTACCCGGATCCAAAAGGTTCGGGTTTCTCTTTAGGGATCTACCTGAGATTGATACTTGAGGAAATGACCAAAAGTCGATAATTGATTTTTAGTTGACAGGGTACTGAAGATCGGCTAAGCTTTGATCAGATACGAAAAAAAATACACCCTAAAAGGTAAAGGAAATGAGCACCACTAAATCAGCACACGTTACAGATGTATCGATCGGTAACTTGGTAGTCGAAGGTCTGATGTATGAGGACGGTACTTTTGCAATTGCTCTCCCTCAGATCTCTAAATTGTTCCCCGAATCCATTCGACCGAACCAAGCAACCCGAACTGTGAGACGTGCTCTGGGTAAGTGTTCTGAGGAATTTTCAATCGACCGGGCAACCTCTAGACTCCACTCCAAGGCGGTCAACACACTCACCCTTGATATGTTTGAGATTTTAGTATTTGAGTTGGCCATGGCTGGGGATGCACTTGCTCAAGACTTTCTGCGGATCCTCTTTGGTTTAACTCTAACACAATTATGGTCTGATGCATTCAAGGTTAAGTTTGAGGCAGATGATCGTCAAGCAACCATTACCAACAGACAGACCGGGAAAGATGTATTCAAGCGGTTGATGATGGCAGTACAATTGTTGTTACACTCTCAGGGGAAGAATGACCCAGGCCACTACTACGCGCAACTTGTCAATAAAATCTATCGTGGCCTATTTGGTATGGAGGCTAAAGAGTTACGTGAGCTGCGATCGGTTGATAAGAGTGCCCTAACCCGTGACCATTTTACCGCCCGTGAGTTAGCAGTGATTAGCCGTGTAGAGGACGGGGTAATGTTTATGATTCAGCACATGGGCAAGGAACCTTTTGAGGCTGTTGATCTCTGCATCCAATCTACAGGCACATACCGAACCCTAGCGATCAACCCAGAACAGACACTTGACAAATAGCTGAAAAGTCGATAATCAAAAAATACCCCTTAGACTCATCATCTAGGGGGTTTCTTATTAGATACGAGAGACATTCACCAATTAGAGGAGTACCGCCAGACTGATACCCACTCCGAACCCGAATAAGAACCCGGTAGCTAGTATCAGCAAAGCGTATATTGTAACGGCATTCATCATCGGGTCATCAGGGAAGATACGCATTTGTCAGCCTTTTGTTTCGGGTACACATTGATCGCCTACCTGTACCGTACCATCAGGGCAATTGAGGATGATCGGTGTCGGATTCGGATTCGGTACCTGTGGGGGTACTTGGAATACTAAAGCGAGGGTGAGAAGAGTTGAGATCATAGTAGGTATCTTAAAATGGTACTGGGTATAATAACTCAGTACCGGGTTTATCTGTCAAGGGTTAGGTTGTAGGTACCTGACCTAGGGGAACTCTGAACACCCCAACCAGGATCCGTTCTGCAACCCCTACAGGAGCCGCGTAAACATCAACCCGTAAGATACCCAACTCTAGGTCAGTTGCAAGGTTATTAGTAGAGTCGCACCGTACCAGGAAGGCTTGATCAGGAGATTGACCATAGAGTGCGCCCCCTTGCCAGAACCGGGTACAGATCTGGGTAGCGATCTGTCTTACCAGTTGAAACGTAACACCCTGACCATCGATTGGATCAAAGACCAAGGGTAGATAGGCGGCACGTAATGCAGCAACTAACACATTCATGATTACCCGTGTATGGATAAATCGGAAGGCACTGTCCTGTTTGTAAAGGGTACGTTCCCCATAGACACACACACCGTAACCAGTGATGTTTCTGAGGATATTGACATGTGATCCGTTTAATGCCGCCTGATGGGTTTTGCTGAATCGGAACGCCACATCGACTAATCCTTTACACGGAGCTTTAACCCCCGCAGGAGCAACCCGGAAAGAGTCTTGATAGTACCGAACCTGTGCTACTGCAACCATAAGGATCGATACAGGTACCAATCTACCATCGACACCCAAACCCCAGTTACCCACGTAGGAGCAATGTCCAGAGGAACTAGTGTAGAGTGCAATATCAGTCTGGTACCAAGTGATCAAACTGGTAGCCGTAGCCGAAACCAAAGCGGGGGCAGATGTAACAGCTGCGTATGCAGGTTGACTAGGGACGATTACCCGACCATCCGGCAAAGTAGTATTAGTCGCGTTATAGAACTCAGTGTGGGGTGCTGAATCGACTAAATGGACCCATTGGTAATCAAACTGGCTGACAAACGTCTCACAGGCTACCTGAAAAGCAACCCGCTCTGGGGAAGTCTTTAGGAGTGCATAGGCTTCTGGGGCAATCAGGTACCCATGGGGTAACTCATCATTGAATGCGTTTAGGGTTGCGATGTATTGAGCCTGAGTAGGAACAGCCGGGGAAGTTACACCTGGTACCCGAATAACATACAACTCACCAATGGACCCAGTTATGTTAAAGAAAGCCTTAACAGCATCACGGGTAACGAGTGGGATTGTAGGGGTACTAGGGGTTGCATCAAAGTAGTTGACAAATGCATCAAAACTTGTCACATTCACAGGCACATTTGACAGACCAGCGGATCCGGTAGTAATCAGGTAGCAACGACCGGGGTTAGGGGTGTCAGTCGTGAAGGTACCAGCTAAACCCAAAATAGGGTAAACACCGGGGGATTGAGGGACAGAGGAAATAGGGACTAAAGGGACGGGCATAATCTAGGCAACCGAATTTGGTTGAATATAAAGTTGTCACCCTAAACTACCGAACCCATTATCGACTTTTGGAAATAATCTGAAGTACCAATCTAACCACTAAACCCAGACTGATTACCTGTGGGGGTGGCAGGAGAGGCACCAGGGTCAGAGGTTACGATTGTAGGATTAGGGTCTAAAATGAGTCTTATATCAGGATCTGCATCAATAGTATTCCGAACTTCGATAGCCGTCATAGCCCCGATCGACTGAAGCCCTAACAGAGCCGATACTGTTTTGTCAAGCCTATCTGCAACCTCTAATGGAGATTGTTTATAGATAGATTGTCCGGATACTTTTGGTTTGTAATCCGCTTGTTCGGAAGAGTCGGTGATGTCAATAATGAGTTGGATCAGTTTGTAGTAGCTGGTACCTAAACTTGATAGCCGTTGATCATATAGTTCTAGTGAGGTTTTTACACCATACCCATCCCCATCAGTATGCCCCCAGATTAGGAAGCTCGGTAGCCCAGTAACAGCCGTGATCCGGTTCTCAATTACTTTCAACACCTCAGGCTCACGGTTAATATTCTTCAGTTGTACCTCAACAGATTCCCGTTTGAGATCAAAAGCAATCACACCATCTTGTCTGGTACTACCCTTTAAGTTCATCAATCGATTGGTGAGGTTAGTCAGAGCTAGCCCGCCTTTCTGCATGATGTCATAAAGATTCTCAATACCTGTTTTGACTAAGCCCTGACCCGCTACCGTCTGTTCTAAACCGTTGGTGATGCTGTCGTGTCTGGCTAATTCATCATCTAATGTGCGTGCCAGATCAAACCGATAGGGGGACACAAATTTAAGGTACCGATTCTCATTGATCAGTTCAGTACCGACCGATCGCCCTGTCTCTACCAATGATCGGGTAGGAAGTTTAGAGGTGACCAAGTAAGGTTTGACAGCGTTAGGATCCCAGTCCACCGGATCAGACATCCACTGCCCATCCCCAAAATCCAGAATCATGTAGGCTACCTGGTTCAGTAGAGATTGGTAAATGGATTCGATTACAAACTCTTGCCAATTGTCGCGGTACCTGGTTTGGTCTTCATCGGTACCTGAGATATTACAAGATTGGTGTATGTCTTGACTTAACTGAGTGGTAATGCTAAGGGTGATCGGGTGGTGGGTATTGATTCCTGAGATCCCTTTTCCACCATTTAGTACAATAGGTGACCATGAATCCGCATATGTGTTAGTCATCGCTGGTAACTTCTCCTAGTGAATTAATGTGGGCGAGGCTGATCTGTCCAGACTGAATGAGGGAGAGTAAGGGGGTACTTGTCTTACCGGGTAGACTGGTACCTGGTTGGGTAGGTTGATCAAGTCCTAGCTCTTTACGTGCCATAGATCGGATCATGCGAACTTCCCCTAGTCCAGTAGTGTTAGAGAGCCGTTGTGTTTTGGTACCCCCCTTACCATCCATATCCTCAACATCTGCAAAGGTACCGTTCTTATCGATGTATTGTAGTTGCTCGATCAGGATTCGTTCTGTGAGGTCCAGTATAATTTGTTGGGGAGATCTTTCCATATTCCTGTTTTTCCTAAACTACTGGACACTTTGATCAGGTACCAATAAGGTGTCTACTGATTCCGGGTTAACTGAGATTGTAGATACAGATAGGCTTTTCACAACTTCCCCAGAAATCGATAATGGTTTTAGGGTAGCGGATCCAACTCTATTACTTTGAATCCGGTTTAGGAACTCTTGGGTAACTGTCTGGGTAGTCCGGTTAGATTGTTCCCCCACGGCCACAGATCGGATCTCGGTACGGGTAAACGCACCAAGTTCAGATAGTAGGGAGTTCATGTAAGAGATAATGTCAGGTACCAGAGATTGGGCATAAAATCGGGGGCGCATCTTTCGGGTACCAAACTCTACGAACCCTGCATAAAAGACCACGGATACCAGAGCAACACCAGAATCATCTGGCAATAAATCAACCCGCAAAGATCGCCGTAACACCCCCGTATCTACCGGAGCTGATTTCTGGAGTATGGGTGTGAATCTAGAGGCAACCTTTATGAGTACCGATCTGATCGCCTGATCCGACACCCCTTGATCTAATAGTTGGGGGATAGCAGTGGAGGTGATAGGAATGAACAACATAGAAGTTTACCCAAAACTAAGCACTTCAGATTATTTCCAAAAGTCGATAATGGATCCACTAGCCAGGTTGGGTAGCCACTAAAAACCCCTACCGAGGTGAGTCAGTGGGGGGGGGGTCTCTAGGATTTACAGGGTCTCTGAGTTTAGTTTAACGATTCACTACCACTATCGGGGATCTAACGCGGTGCCCTAACGCAGACTCGATTTACAGGTGTCTATCCCCTGATGCCGCGACGGGTTTGAGTTTGTTCATTTCGCCCTACCCCTTATCCTGGTAGCAGCCGCCCCTCTCACCCTTAGCACACTACCAGTGTAGCTGATCCGACCGGGTCTGCCCATAGGTTAGACGTAAATCTTTTTCGATGGTACCTGTAGAGGAAACTCGATGGTATTTCATATGGTTATGTGTTGACAGGGTTAGGAAATTGGGTTAGTATAGGTGCATGGTCAAACAAGACCTAAATTATACACCTTTTAAAGGAATCACAACATGTTATTCTCCCAAGTAAAATTCCTGTTAACACAACTCATGCCCGGACTGACTAACGGGTTTCATCCTCTCAATATCCCTGGTGATGTTTGGGACTCTGTGATCGATAGTGATGCTGAATTCTGTGCGCTGTTAGATTGGCTGAAAGAACAAGGTTTAGACGAGTCTGCTTTGACGGTTATGGTATCGGATGACTGCGTTAAGTTAGCTCTACCCGGTATCTGGCTATTAGATGGTAAACCTGTGATCCTATTCGGGTTTAAGGATAATGCCCCCCTATGTGCTACCCTAACCGGTTTGCTACTTACGAAAACTGAGAAAAACCTATACACGGCTACTCTCAACGATGTAGAATTCCCGATCCTATTCCGGCTACAGTCTGAGGCCCCGCACGAATCTTTACCTAGCGTCCTGTCTGTGTCTAAGGCTACATCACTGGCTAAGACTTTAACGGTTGGCTCTAAGGAAGATGATTGGGTTAAATTCCGTGATGTGATCAGAGAGGGTGAATCGATCGAGGTGACGGTTACTAAGACTGAGGTTAAATCACTTAGTAAGGATGGGAAAAACTTTAAGGTCTGGTTAGGTTACACAGATCGGGCCACTTTTATGTTATCAGAGAAACAATACAACTACATTGAATCGGTCCAGGCTTACCAAGAACTAACCGATACTACTGGACCTCTGAAGATTAAAATTACACAGGAAGGTTACTTCAACGAACACAAAAAGTTTACCCTGACGATTGCTGAATAACTGACTACTAAATCAAAACTTTACTAGGGGTAGGGCTAATAACCTTTACCCCTAACTGTGCTATCATGGATTACGTTGCTTTGGATTTTATGAGTTTAGTCCACCCCTTTGCGGCTAAGATGGGGGAGCTAGAGCCTCAGATGATACCTGTTTTCTCACGTCAATGGGTACACTACTTTGGAAACCCACATGCCTATACCCCCACAAAAAACCCGATCGATTTTAACCCTTTCGATGCCAAACCTATCCTACTCGTTGATAGTAAATTAAAAGGGAAGTATTGGAGACACGATCACCACCCGGGGTATAAGACAGGGCGATCACCTAAATCCGCCCTACTAATGCAGGTACGGGATCTACTACTAAATTATTGGATTGATCAAGGGTTGCAGGTGTTTGTACAGGATGGGTTTGAGGCAGATGACTGGGCTGGGGCTTTAGTCAAGTATACAAAAACAGAGAACAAAATTGCACTGGTATCTGTAGACTCTGATTGGGCACAATTGGTTAGTGATCGGGTTATGTGGCTAGATGTATTTCCCCCTTCCCGACGTAAAGAGCTACACCAAAAGAAATCCGTGTTAGGTTCGATGGAGGTACTAGAGCGGTTTAACAACCAGGCAACCTTTAAAAAAACCCGACTACTTAAGGACCCATTTGATATGGTGGATTACAAACACGAGTTCGGTGATAAGTCTGATAGGATCCCCCCAGGTCGGTTAGTACCTATTGGCATCATTGATCTACTCCACCCACTGAGAGAACCGGATCAAGCTAAGGAGATTATTGAAGGTTTAGGTAAGTTTGGGATTCACACACCGATCGCACCCCCTAAGCTTGACCAACACCACATGTACGCGGTACCATGCTGGGTAAATGATGAATACTCACAAGTGGGGGGACTGATCTATGATACTTAAACCTGTGCCACTTACTACACGTTGGGGGATGAAACAAGAGCTGACAATGAGGGAAGGTTGGATCGTTCGTTGGGATGGTCAGCATTTCGAGACAAACACACCCCCACCTTTGAAGCCGTTAAGTAGGAGATAACTAAATAAACAAATTGGGTGATCTTCTGGGTTGCCCTTTTTAGTTTCCCGTGCTAGGATGTCTGTAATTATTTCACTAGGTACCTAACCATGATGTCTCCCGAACAACAGACTAAGATGGCTACTCAGGCAACCGAGGTATTAGCCAAGGTTAACGCCCCGGATTATGTGCCACCTACCCGATCCAAAGCTAAAAACACCAAACGAACAACCATACCAGAGATCCCAGAGATGGTTGAGATTGTCGGATCTAGACCTGCATCGGTTGCGGTGACTACTAAGGAGGACGGGTCTAAAAAAGTTACACCGATCGGTACGGGTGAGAGTACCAAGGAAAAGAAACCATTCTGGAAAGAAGTACTCAATCACGGAGCAACAGTGGTAAACATGACGCAACTAACCTTAAAAGGGAAAGACGGACGGCTATATAAAAGAACGTTACCTAATACTGATCAGGATCTGCGGAAAAGTTTAGGAGATGTGTTCAGCTCTAAACTGTCTGCCTACTCCCTGGTACGCGATGCATTAGAGGTCAAGGGGTATCATGTTGCTATTGATCCCAAAGGATCCGCTATCAGTTCGGGTCACATTATTTTCAAGGAATCAAAACCGGATCCATTGCCAGGTATCAATTACCCGTCTGATTATACCTACCTAAGACCGATCAGGGTGAATCAGCTCTCCGAGTTCTCAGGTGTGTTGCAGGATACAGTAAACCAGCAACTAGAGACTGTGGTGGAATTAATTGAAGCTATTCCCGGTCACAGTATTGAAAACCCACACTCCGGACTAACCATTTACAACGAACGGCAAAAATGGGACACACAACTAGAGCTAAGTAACCGTGGGGGGGGTAAGGAGGAGGATGGTACGACTGTAGAGGAAGACAAAAATAAGTTTAAGAAAAAAGCATTCAACCAAATAATGCAAGTATGGACAGGTTTTGAATTGTTTAATAAAACGGCTATGCAGTGCGGGGTGACATTATCCCACGAACGACAACCCTACCAACGCCCTATCAATGTTGATGGGTCAGAGGTTGCAGGATCCCGTTTTGTCCCTCAAGTCGAGTGGTTTGATGACCGTCTACAGGAAATTGATAATGAGCAACTACTCTCCCTGTTACCAGAAGCCGAACGGGAAGTTATGATGATTTTCCTAGGTCGGGTCATGATGGGTAGACAGGGCACACCGTTCACTAATGGGGGGGTGCAGGATCTGAAGTGGAGATCCTTGGTTTGTTTCGAGGGTCCACAAGCCGGTATGGGACGGACAACCTTACTTGATTACCTTTCTCAGGGTATGAAAATCTGTGGTTACAATGCTGAAGCAATTGATGATTTAACAGGGCGGTTTGGCCATGGGAGAACGGCAACCGCAGATTTTGGATTCATTGATGACTTGGATCCACAGGGTACAATCAGAACGTTATCATCAGCATTACTCAAGACAGTGGCTAGCGGTGGCACTTTGAAGGTAGAAGAAAAAGGGCAGATGAGCTATCAGGTGACCGCGATGGGCGCCTATATGCTCTGTACAAATCAATTAAACCTAGCGGCCCTTGCTGAATTAGACTCTGGTAATCTATCCCGTTTAATGCCTATGCGTAATGCTTGCTCAAACGATCGGCGGGCAAAAGAGTACAAGGCAAAGTATGGGGTAGAGATTAACACAGACTTGACCTATGAAAAGTTAGCCGCAGATTATCAGGTACCGGTTGAGACTTTGGCTCTATTACTACTTGCCCGGTCAGCAGAAAAGTTTAAAG